GCTGTAGTTCTGCTGCTGCATGTAGATCGAGCTGCCGCCATCCACAGATTTCAGGTCGATCCGTTGGCGAGCTTCGTCGATCGTGATGATCGATCCGCCCACCAGCTTGTTCAGGTACTCCGCTTGCGCGGTCTGATCCATGCGCAAAAGCCCGTCCAGATCGAGTTCCACGCCAACGTTCTGGCCGTTCAGGCCCAAACCTTCGTCCAGGCACGCTTCCATCTGCTCTATCATGGATTGCAGGCAGTCGCTGTAATAGATGCCGTTCAGTGTCTCGCCGTTCTGGTACGTCGGCATGGCGCCGATGCCCACCTTGAACGCCGGCACGTGGAATGCCGCGCAGACCATTTCGGCGGTCATCTTCAGCTGCTCGATCAACTGCGCGTCGCTGGATTTCATGACCATGGCGTCATACTTCAGGCCATCGCCGAGGATGGCGACCTTGCCCGCGTTGTCGCCGGTGAACTTCGTCTCCCACGCCTCTTTCAACCGGGCTGCCGTCTCGTCACTGATAGAACCTGGCGCCGTCAGTACACCGCTAGGACGGCTACCATTGTTGAAGAACTTTCGGCTCTGGCTCTGGATCGAAAGCCCCTGCGCAGCGGCCAAGCCGCACGCGTACAGCGGCGAGATTCCGACCAGCGGGTGAAACAGGCAGTTCATGCGGTCGTGGATGATCTCGGACGCCGGCACGGTGACGTTGATCGCCTGGACTCCGCTCAGATTGTCCTGCGCGAGCTGGTAGTAGACGCTGCCATCTTCGGCGACCAGCGGCGTGACCCGCTGCGGATCGAGTAGGTACAGCGCCACGACCACGCCGCGGTTGTCCCGCTGCTTCAGCGCGTACGTGTTACCGCGCGTCAGCTTGGACATCGCCCACCATTCCTTGAACTGGATGTGGTTCTGATAGCGGTTCGGCTTGCGTAACACAGGCGAGAATGCCGGGCTGGTGATCTCCGTCCACACACCACCCTGCAACTCGACCAGCTTCACGCGCAGCTTGCCGATGTCATTGCTGATGAGTGTCACGCAGCTGTAGACGGCGTAGTAGGCCAGCTGGCTGTCGACGCTCAGCTCGTCATTGTTCTGCCATGCGCCAGAATAGGGCTCGCGAATGATCGGCCACCAGCCGCCGCGGTTGTCCACGGGCGCGAGGTACTTGGAGACCGCGCCGCGCATCGTGGACAGGAACCCCATGGTCAGCCCTCCGCCTGCATGTCGCGGCGCTTGTACTTGTACTTGCGCTTGGTTCGCTTCGGTGTCTCGCTGGCATCGCTGCCGGCGGACTCTGATTCTTCGGCCTCTTCGGCCTGCATGGATCGGGTTTCTGTTGCCGGACTGGCTGGCGCTGTAGGCGCCGGATCATCCGGTATTGTGACCGCCGCTGCATAGGGATCTGGATCGATGCGCGCCAATTCGACGCGGCCGAGCGCGACTAGAACCCTCGCGTCTTTGGCAGAAACATCGAACGGTTGCCCGACTGCGCGCCCGCGGTATGGTCGATTGATGGCTTGAACTTTCATGGCCTCTCCTTGAAGGCAGGGCCGCCCGTAAGCGGCCCCACCGTTGGCCTATCAGGCCGCCTGGCCCCAGTTTACGCCAGTCAGGTACGCCACGCCGGACGCGCGACGGCGCGCCCAGTTGATGTACCGCTCCGCACGGAACGCGGTGCTGTTGGTCTGGAACATGCTCACCATCGTGGTCGCCGTGCCGCTGGCGCTGTTGTTGGTCGGGTTGTCAAGCATCTGGAGCGATGCCTCTGTGGACATGTCAACCGTGACCTGACCATCATCAGCCAGCCACACGTCGCTGGCGTTCACCAGCACCACGATTCCGCCCGCGGTGTCCACGGGCAGGTAGTCGGACACGATCACGGGAATTCCGAGGAAGGTGCCGCCGTTCATCGTGATACCCGCGAACTCCTGCTGCCCCAGCGCGTTCTGCATCAGCGAAAGCGCCAGCGCCGTGGTGCTGTCCATGATGTAGACAGCGTTGCGCGGCGGGTTGCGAGCAGCGATGAACGATGCCCAAAGTGCCCGCAGGTCGGCGCGGATCGAGTCCGCATCACCGCCCGAAGACGGAACCGCGGTTGCGCCATTGGTGATGGATGCCGGCGACACGTTGGTTGCGGCCGCCTTGGCCGGATCGACGAAATCGATGTCGATCCGTTCGATCACCGCGCCGGCCAGCGCATCGCGCACCAGGCGCTCGGCGGACGGGCTGGAGAAACGAATCAGCTCGTTGGTCAGAACCGAAATCGCCGCGACCTTGTTCCACCGAAGCTCGGTGGCCGTGAAGTCGAACGAGGTCAGCGGCTTCGGTGCGCCCTCGCCGACCCAGTAGCCATTGCCGCCGCTGGTCTGGCCGGCGATGCGGACGTTGAACGGGATCCGGTTCAGGCTCGGGATGCCATCGGTTCCGAAGCGACCGATGATCGTGCGCGGACGCAGGTAATCGACGAAGTCACCAGCGAAGTTCTGGTAGTCGACCAGCGGCGCCGCCCACGTGGAATCGAGCGTGGTGCCGGCTTCGACGGTCGCCTTCATGACATTGCCGAGGTCGATGCCCTGGGCCTGGATGTCCAGGGCGCGCACGATGCGCTCGTTGTTCCCGTAGTGCTGCTTTGCCAGCCGCAGAGCCATATCCGGGTTGCCCTTCGCGGCCAGCTTGCACATGGCATATCGGGCAAACTCGATACCCGGTTCCAGCTTCTCGTTGTGCTTCAGGGTCACGCCTTCGCGCGACTGGCCGGCCGGCTTGCTGCCGCTGCCGTCAACCGGAGTTGCCTTCTCGGCGTTGATCTTCTCCAGCTGGCGCAGGCGCGTCAGGTCGCCGTCGATACCCTTGATCTGCGCCTGGACGTCGTCGAACTCGGTTGCCTCTTCCTCGTTCGTGCTGCGGCTTTCGTCCATGGACTTCTGCATGACTTCGGAGGCACGGGCCGCAAGCGCGGCGCGGGTGTTCTCCAGTTCCTTGATCTGCTCTGCAATGTTCATTTCGTCTTCCTCGGGATGAGTTTGACGCCATGGCGGATTGCCTTGGCGCGGGTGTTTCCCGAGTCGCCGGGAACGGTGCCGCCTTCGCCTTCCTGATGCCCTGACGCGGGCAGGTGGCGTTGGTCGACTGACTTGACTGCGGTGATGACAGCCTCCGCATTGGCCGGGATGGTCACGAGCGACAGCTCCAGCCATTCCCATTCCTTGAACCGCAGGCCGCCGGTCTTCAGTCGCTCGACAGCGCCGTCGATCGCAGAAAACCCGATGGATACCGCAGACACAAGGTTGTATTTCAGCGAGTGGATTGCCTCAACCACCCGGTCTTTCAGCTTGCCGGCCTCCGCGATGCGCGGAAGACGCGCCTCGAACGGAATCCCGGAGTCGGTCGCCTTCGCGAACGTCACATGACCGACCGGCTCCGAATGCCTGTGCTGCCACAGCAGCGGCATGGGCGTCTTGAACCGCGCGCCCTTCGGCTCGACGATGTCTCCCATGCGGTCCGTGGCTGGCGTGGACGCGAGGCCGGTGATCTTGACGAACTCGCCATCCTCGGCGATCTCTTTGACGCTCAGAACGCTGTAGGCGCGATCCATGTCGAACTCCTAGAAAAACAGGGCTTGGTATTTCGGCTTGCGCGGCGAAGGATTCATCGCCATCAGCGCGGCCGCATTGAACGTCGCCATCAGCGGGTCGATCTTCGCCTGGCCGGCCGTCTGCTTCGTGATGATGATCGCGTTGCCGCGGGGCTCGACCTTCGCGTTGCCGACGCACCATGCCATCAGGCCGGTGGCACCGTGGATCATCTCGCCAGCCCCCAGCTTGCGCTCGGCCGACTTGATCGAGCTCGTCATCTTCCAGCCCTGCGAGATGCCTACGATGCGCTCCGGCTCTAGCTTCCGGTCTTGCAGAACGTCCACGATGTCGCCGACAGCCGCCGGGTCAACTCCGATACGATCGAGCAAGCCGGAATCCTCGCAGCGGCAAACATAGTCCGCCAGACCCTCCATGTCCTCCCCAACATCACGCACGGCAGTCAGCTTGCCGTCGCGCTCAGAGTCCCGCAGCTTCGACGGCGCGCCCTTGTTCCGCGCCAGTGCGATCGGCCGCGCCCATGCCTGCGCCCAGCGCCGCGACTCGCCCGACCCGGCCTCCGGGCCGATCACGG